CCATGCCGGACCCAGGGCTCTATATCCAAGGACACCTCCAGGTATTTTATCTATTGCGTTAGCTTTACAATCACTCAGGGCAGTTTGGAAGTCGTGTGATGCTTCCGTTACTGGGTCAAGGAAGTCCGTTGCTGCTTCTTTAGCTTCGTCTATCATATCCTTGATTAATTTTTTTAAGTTTTCTGGAATATCTTCCAAAACGTCTAATAAATCACCCATCATTTTGAGAGCGTCTGTTGTTTTGTCATACATCGCAGCCAGGACAATTCCTCTGGGCAAATTCAAATCTACAGCAGGGACAACCTCGGCAATAGCAATTAAATTATTCATGGCATTAACTCGTTTATCAAATTTGGATAATCCGAGCCAGGCAACAGCCTGAATAAATGGAGTAAATACTTTGATTAATTCAGGGGTGATAAGTTCCCAGTTAATGTCTGGTAGTTCTGGTTTCTTAGCCATTAGATTCGATACCCTGTTAATATGCAAGTGATAAATCCGTTACTGTCACTCTGTAGGGCTTGAACCTTAACCGTTGAATTTGGCGGGATCATGAATTCAAACATTTTAGGTTGTGTGCCTAAATTATCTGCAGTGATTATTGTTTTCTCAACAAATAAGGGTGTACCATCAACATTGATCGTATACGAAATAAATTCGGTTGCATTGATCCCAGACCAATCGATCCCTAAAGTTATCCTGGTTAAATAAAATGCTGACGGATTAGTATAAGATAGTAGTGTAACAGCTGATGCACTAAGAGCCTGGCTTCCACTCCAGCCATAAATGTTACCACCCTTTGCTCTAGAGACTGATTTAGATGCGGCTAGGGTCATGCATAAACTCTACCTGTGAAAGTAGCAGTTACCAATTCAGCTGCCGTGTCTTCGCCACACCGTGAAATAAGTTCCACTGTCGTAAGTGGCGGAATTATAACTTCTTGAAACTGGTTTTGTGCGGGGGGTACGTTACCCGTTACCGTATCGACTTTACCCAATGCAACTATTTGCCCATTAAATGAAATTTGATAAACTGCAGAACCGCCAGCCCCCGCATTGTCCATGTTTACCGGACCGTTAAATGTAAATTTACCCACATGAAATTCTTTACCTGTAGAAAACGAGAGCATTGTTTGATCACCGTTCACAGAAGGAAAAGTTCCACTAAAGGCATAGCTGTACTCTCCTACAATCGAAAGCCCCTGGTTAGGACCTAGAAATGTTGCTATTTGCTTTTTAGCCATGCAAGGCTTACTCGAAGTAAAGAGTTACAGACCCAGAACTTGCGGATGCACTACCTGCAGAAGCAAATTGAATTGCTATCTGTAAATCTATATTGTTAACTCCAGATATACCGAACGCAACGGGAACTGAATTGAAACCTACACATGCACCAGCGTCTGCAGTATCTCCAGCAACTCCCATAATGGTAAAATTCTGCTCACTCATATTACTTCCTAGGAGTCTGCAGACAACCTGGTATCCAGCTGCGTTTTTTGTATCAAAGGCACAATCGACCCTGGATATTCTGGTTGATCCCTGTGGCACCTGGATATTACCAAGGTTGCTACTGTTCATATTGTCAGTTAAAGAAAAATATTCTTTATCTGTTGGCGTACTGTCGAAACTTCTCTGTATAGTTGTTACCATTTTATAATCTGAAGTAAAGCTTACTCCCTCCTAGTTTTAGTTGTGGAAACTGTCGACGTGCAAATGCTCCAGCAGCTGCAACAAGTCCGGCAGTAACTAACGTTTTTCTACCTGGTTCGGAACTAATTAAATTGATTGCATTACCAGCTAAGGTATTGAATGCGGTTCCTAATTGACCATCCATTACGTCCTTAACTACACCTTCAACAGTTGTAGTAACTGGAAAACCATTTACTCCACCTGTGGTAGTTTTACCAGCGTTTAGGTATGCAGCTATCGCCAAGCCACTAGCCATACCGCTAATACTTGGATGTGGAATTGCTTTCATATATTTTCTCCTTGNGGGGCTTTACGAGTGAAGGCTCTACGTGCGGTTTTACGACGCTGGCCTTTCTTGGTTGATGATCGAGAGCGAGACGCACCGTACGATTTCTTAGATATGAGCTTTCCATTTCTAAAAAACATAGTTCGACCATTCTTTCCTTTCCTCGTATAAAGCCCGACAGGCATATACTTAGATATGAGTAGTGCTTATTAAATGAGTAGGTAAACATTTTTGAGTATTACACAATTTGTTTTATACTAGAACTACTGTAAAGAGTAGATATGAGCGACGCCNGGTATACGTCCAACGATGGACGAAGTACCACCAGGCATGCATGCCATATTCCGTTTTACGGGACCAGGCAACATTAGAGAGACACCTAAATATGGTTGGAAGTATTCCTTTCCTATTGAGATCTCTTATCACCCCTCCTACGATACCCTCCCCCCCCTGTCCTCTAACGTAGTTGATAGGGAAAAGAAAGAGGCAGAGTTGAAAGGACAGACTGTTAAGTGTGAATGGGAAACAAAGTGTGGTTCTGCTGAACAGTTATTCTTTGCTCTCTTTGCTACTGCTGAAGATTATGCTAAAGTGGGAAAGGAGCCTAACGTAGTAGAGATGACCAGGGATACTGATTTTAATAAAAAGCTCATGGCACTTTACAATAAGGACTCATGGAGATTAACTAGGTTCGATACTGGTGCATACTGGTTAGAGGTAGAATGAAGCGACGCTGTAATATCTGCCTACGTAATGTAGATCACTTGCGCACTAATAGATATAATGAATACTTAACAATCTGTTTCGATTGTCAAAAGGTCATTAAGAATCTCTAAACAGTCGCTTTCTATTGAAAGGACGGGAAGGGGTTAAGGAGGTGGTGGGGTAGCAATGGGTATTAAAAGGGAGTTTTGTGGATTGCTGTGCGTTATAGGTGCCTTATTTCTGCAATCCCATGCCTAGTACAGCGTCACTAGTGCGTTTTGGTTGCGTTTTGACTGCTTCAGTGATCATCGGCAACATTTTAGATGCCAGGGCTTGAACATACCAGGGTTGACCACTTAGATCCTGAGTGATATTATGCAAAAGCGAAAGATTAGAACCTTCTTCAGAACCTTTCAGTTCTTTAGCAGCATTGCCCATTGCTCCAGCCCAAAACTTTTGCAAACTCTCTCTCGCTTGTGGAAGCATAAATTCTTCAAAATCAATTAACATCTGTTCTCTGATTTTTTTAGTGATAACATCCAGGGACATTAGCAAAGTTTTGTCAGATTCAGAACTTTTCAAC